TTCGGCACGATGGTCCACTTCTTCAGGCGCGTCAGCACCGGCGAACCGCTACCGATTACCGTGTCATACACGCCGCGAATACGAACCGTCGGTTCGCCGTACTGGTTAAATTCACCCTCTGCTTCATACAGGGTGCGTACCTGCAGATCGTCACGGCGGACAAACGGGCCGCCCTGAGCATTGACGTAGCCGGCCCAGTCGCCGTTATCGGCGGCATCGTGGACATCGGCGAACTCCACGCTCAGCCCTTTGGCCGTGGCGCTGTCGGCCATTTTGCGTAATTCCCGGTAGACGGTGACCGGTGCGCCGCCGACAAACTGAAACTGGCGGATATGCCAGCGCGCCGCCCAGGCGGAGACCGAGCAGGCGCTCTCTTTCAGCGGCGTGTCCGTTTCGTGGTCGGTTTCATTATCCAGCGCGTAGCCGTCAATATTCTTGGCGATATACTTCGCTACATACCCCGTTGCGCTCCCTTTTTGCGCATCGATCGCTTCGGCATGAAAACGGGCTTTTCGCGCCTTGTCGTTGCGTAACTCTTCACTATCTTGCTGGTGGGCAAAATCGCGCAGGATCTCACGCACCTTCTCTCGGTCCTGCGGTTGCATAAACAGCAGCAGATGCCAGTGCGGGGTGCCATCGTGATGCGGCTCCGCAACGCGGATACCGAAAATGCGCAGGCCGTCGCGGTGCAGCCTGGCGCGAATGCGCGCCCACAGGCGGGTGAAGTATCCCTGGGTTTGCGCCGGGCTGGCGCCGTTCCATTTCAGATTGCGATGCCCGGTATGGGAGGTGGCATGAAAGGCGGCAGGTGCGGTCAGCGTGTAAAACTCGCCGACGTAGCCAAGGGATTGACAGATAGTTTCGAAACCGCGAATGCGCGTCATCAGTTCGCAGCGGCGGATCGCCGGGTTGGCTATCGACCCATCATGCTTATCAATCAGGCTGATGCGGTTTCCCTCTTCATCCTCCAGCTCCATGCTTTTGAGAAATGCCCGGTGGCGGCGCTTCTGCTCGCGCCAGGTGGTGATGCAGTCCCGGCTGGCGTAGGGCTGCGTTTTCCGGCTCACCACGCCCAGTGCGATGTGCAGATGTTCGCGCCACTGGGCGGCGGCGCGGCGAAGATGACCGCGCCACCACTGCTCGCTGAAAAGACGGATCACCGCCGGGGCGAGATCCTCCGCGCAGACGCGGTGTTGCGTCACGCGCTGCCAGTGCGGTGGGGTGACGTTAAATTGCAGGGCGATAAGACCAGCGTGGTGATACCAGCGGTGCAGGGTTTTCAGCTCGGTCTGCTCATCGGCATCAATATCCGCCAGCTCGCCACGGATAAAGTGGGCGATATCTTCCGCCAGCCGGTCGACGCTGGCCCGGTTGCAGTCCGCGAGCTGGTTGTAGCGGTTAACCAAATCGACCAGCCGGCCAGCCAGCGCCTGCTGGAAAGCGGTATCAAAATGGCCATTGAAAACTGCCTTTGAGACGCGTGATTGCAAACAGTCGATCTGGTAGCGGGCATTCACTGCTTTCAGACGTGGCAGCGTTTGCCTGGCGAAGCGCAGCAGAAAGGCGTGCGCCCGCGCCGCGCCATGCGCCTTTTCCAGCGCTTGCTCTGTGCGGCTGATGTAGAGGCGTACGCAGGTGGGTTGCAGCGCCAGTGCGTGACGCGCCTGCAGCACCGCCGCAATATGCTGATTGCGGCGGTGCTGTTCGGCGTGAGTCAGGTAGGGGCTGGCGATAGCGCTGCGCGGCGCGTTCCAGGGGTAAGCCAGGCTGACAGCCACTTATGTTCTCCTGAAGTGCTTATCTTTCAGTTCGGCGATCTGCTGGCAGCTGACGCAGCAGGTCACGCCCGGCAGCGCCATGCGACGCGCCTCGGGGATCGGCATGTCGCAGCATTCGCAGGTTAAGCGGGAGGGAAGGAGTAAACGGCGGCGGGCGTGCAGGATATGCCGCTCGCGCTCCTCCATTTCGCGTTGTTGAACGCCATCCATTTCATCGGCCATCAGTGCAGCTCCAGCGCCTGGTTATCAATATGGGTCGCCTCCTGGCGCAGCAGCTCAGCGGCGTCGCTCCAGTCGAGGCGCTGGGAGGCAATAAAGCTTGCCAGCGTAGCAAGGCGGGCAGAAACGGCACCGGCGCAGCGCAGGCGTTCGTTATTGCGGGCTTCAGCCAGCAGCAGCGTGACTTCATCGCCACTGCGGGCGGGGGAGTGAATCGCGGTCTTTCTCATGGTAATTCTCCTGAATTTGGGCAAAGGGATGCCCGACGGGTTGACGTCTCGGTTTGAAAGTTGGGGTTAAAGCGGCATGGTTAGCCGTTTCGGAAACAGGCTGACAACGACGCGAAAGTGGTTCATGGCGGCGATCAGCGCGCGCTTCTCCACGAGAGTGAGTTGATGCGGGTCAAGCACCTGGCGAGCGGTGGGTACGCGGGCGAGAAAGAAGATCGCCGCCAGCGCCCGGGCATTTGCCTCATACTGCTCGTCGCGTCTGTCGCGCATATCGTCGATAAAGCGCGCCACCTCGCTCCAGCTGTCGCCCCAGTGGCGACCGCGAAGCTCGCTGATGTGGTTTAACCCGGTAAGCCGCTGGCCGGCACTCAGCGGTGCGCTGGCGGCAGGTGAGGTGATCGCCATAGATCCTCCTGCGTGAGCGTGAACTCGCAAATGCAAAATTAACCGAATGAGGTGGCGGAGCGCCGGTCGATGTAACGGCAGTCGATAGCCTGCTGCGTTAATTTATCGCGCCAGGCTTTGACGTTAATCAGCGTGCGGCTGCGTTTACCGGCGTCGGTATGCTCGCGGGTCGGCGCTTTCAGCAGCACCCCTTCATCCAGCCACTGCCACACCAGACGCTCGCTGATACCGCGCATTGCGGCGAAATCCTTCACCGTCATCGCATCGGACATCGCCGAGCGGATCAGGGTTTGCAGCGCCGGTAGCAGGGCGGACATCAGCTCATCCATCTGCCCATGTGAAAAGGTGCTGAATTGCATTTGAGAGCCGGATAACGGATGCGACGGCATTGATTTTGCATCTGACATATCGCATTATCTCCTGTTGTTTGAAATGTAGTGCACTGCTGTGCATTTTGGTCGATGAACAGCAATATAAATCGCAAATGCGATTGTGTAAATCACTTTTTCGATGTTGGTGTCCATGAGTGAAAACAAGATGAGTGTTCAGGATGTGGTGGATCGCATTGCGTCGTCCTACTCCGTATCCAGTCAGAAAGCGCTTGCCGAGGCGCTGGATGTGCCGGCGAACAATATCAGCAGCTGGATCCAGCGGGAAAGCGTGCCCTATAAAGCGGTGGTCAAATGCGCGCTGGATACCGGCGCGGATCTGCACTGGCTGGTAAACGGTGAGTTTGCAAATGCGAATCTGGTTGAGAAGCCGCAGGTAAAAGGCAAGGCATTGTATGAGGAGATCCTCTCGGCGGGCGGACGCCCGGTACTGCGGCGTATCCTTGATGCCTATGGCTTCCAGATGCAAAAGGATCTGGGCGATTTGCTCGATATCTCTTCAGGCACCATCAGCACCTGGGTGCGCCGCGACTTCTTCCCCGGTGATGTGGTCGTCACCTGCGCGCTGGATACCGGCGTCTCCCTGAAGTGGCTGGCAACCGGGCAGGGAGAGATGTACCCGGCACCGGCTGCTGCGCAGAACGATGCAGTTATTACTATTCCGAAATTCCGCCATGAGTCTGGCGAGCTGAAAGAGGCGGGCGTCTGGGTATTGGATCCGTCGCTGGCACCTGCCGCTACCGATAGCCTGCGCTTTATTGACGGGCTGCATGCCGGCTGGCTGGTGGATACCGCTGCGCAGAAGATTGGTAACGGGCGCTGGGTGATTGCCATTGATGATGCGCTGGATGTCTTTGATGTCGTGCGCTTGCCCGGCGGCAAAGTGCGCCTGAGCAATAACGCGGTCGATTTTGAGTGTGGCGTAGCGGAGATCGCGCCGTTCGGCGTGGTGCTCTTTACGCTGGAAAAGCATGTGTAAGCGGCAATGACGGTCAGCAAACAGAAGAGCGGGAAGTGGCTCTGCGAAGTCTATCCGCAGGGGCGCGACGGGCGGCGCATTCGCAAACAGTTCGCCACCAAAGGCGAAGCGGAAGCCTTTGAGGCGTGGGCGAAGCGGGAAGCGGAAGAGAAACCCTGGCTCGGCGAGAAGGCTGACCGCCGCCGCTTAAGCGAGCTGATTGCGCTATGGTACAAGCTGCACGGTCAGTCGCTGGCGGCGAGCAAATCGCGGCTGGCGAAGCTGGAGATTGTCTGCCGCGGGCTGGGCGATCCCATCGCCGCGCAGCTGACGGCGAAAGCCTGGGCGCACTACCGTGATAAGCGCCTGAGCGGTGAGATCGACAATGGCTA